AAACGAGCATATCCAGATGTTGATATGAAAACCCTCACTAAAGAAGGGGCAAAAGATATTTATAGAAAAGATTATTGGGATAAGAATCGCTGTGGTGATCTTCCTGATGAGCTTAGACACGTATATTTTGATATGTGTGTTAACATGGGACGAAGTCGTGCAACTAAAATTATGCAAGAAACTGCAAATACTAAAGGTGCAGATTTAAAGATTGATGGTGGCATGGGGTCAAAGACAATTGGTGCATTAATAAATGTTGAGCTAGAAAGAGTTAGAGCATACAGAATAAAGTATTATGTAAATCTAATTGATCGTAAACCAGATTTAGAGAAATATTACTTCGGATGGTTTAGAAGAAGTTTAGAAGTTTAAGGAGATTATGTTAGTATTTAAAATAAGCAAAAAAAAGCCTTTACTTTGTCGCATAAAATGCGTATATTGTATATAAGATGAAGAGACTATATAAAAATATTGCATATGAAACAATGTATGGTGAGGGTTGTATTGTATTAGATAATGATCTAATAAAACAATATATTGTTGAATCTGAAAGGCTCAGTGAGTCAAGCCAAGTACAGGGCGTTTATTCAGATGAAGGGCTATACGATTTCTTTGCTAGTTTTAGTGATTATAAAGAGGTTACTAAATTCAAGGCCACAAAAATTATTGGCTGGAGAGTATTAAATTATATGTTAGATGAAAAAGTTGCAGATCCATTTTATGATTTAGGTATGACGACTAATACTGATAGTAGTAGGGCTGATTCAGTTTCTTACGGCGGCGCTGTTATGGCAGGTGAAAAAAATCTAAAAATAACCGATAAAAAATACATGAAAGAAATGGAAAAAATCATCTCACAGCTAGGTTGGGATATTATTAAATGGATGGGTATCGGCCCAGATAGACAAAGCCAGGTTGTTATAATACCTTCAAATGAAGCAGATAAAGAATCTGGAAAATTAAATGAAGAAGTAATAATGCATGTACAATTTAATGAAGAGCTTAGTGTCCCTGCTGATATTTTAACTTCACCAGTAAAAAAAATAACAGAAGAAGATGCTAAAATTAAAAAAGTCATTGCAATTTATCCTGGAAGATTTCAACCATTTGGACCTCACCACAAAGCACAATATAAATATTTAAAAAAGCGATTTGATAATGTTTATATAGCAACTAGCAATAAGTCTGGTGGCAATAGATATCCCATGAGCTTTAATGAAAAGAAAAGACACATGATTAAAATGGGAATTCCCTCATCAGCTATTAAAATGGAAAATCAACCTTATATTCCAAAAGGAATTTTAAATAAAGAAGACGGAAATACAACAGCAGTAATATTTGGAATCGGCGAAAAAGATCAAGGAAGACTTTCAGGTGGAAAATATTTTAAAAAGTATGGCCAGAATTATAATAGCTTAAAAGGTTTCGATCACCACGGCTACACGATAAAATTACCTCATACTAGCATCAGTGTTGCAGGCATAGAGTTAAGTGGAACTACAATACGTAAGCTACTTGGCTCTGATAAATTTGATATTAAATCAAAAGAAAAATTCTTTAAAAGCATGTTTGGATATTTTAATTCAAAATCATTTGATCAGTTTACAACAGCATTTAAAGAAGAAATCAAACTAGATATTGAAATTGGTGATACAATACTTGTAGGAAAATTTAAAAATAAAAGAATGGTTGTTAAAGATATTGGTGCTGACAAGCACGGAATGCCAACCGTTAATGGGAGAAAAGTTACAACATTTAGGTATGTAAAAGAGCCTAATGCATTTAAAGAACAAAAGGAGTTATTACTTATGGGAGGAGCTTATGGTCACATGGCACACCCGTTTGATGATTATGGATTAACCTTCGGAGAAATGAAGGACATAATAGACTTAGGGTTACAAGGTAAACTAGATAAAGAAGAATCCGTTACTGAAAAATTGGATGGGCAGAATATAATGATATCAGCCATAGACGGAAAAGCAAGAGCTGCCAGAAATAAGGGGGATCTTAAACGTGGCGGTATGAGTTTAAAAGCAGTTAAGGCTAAATTTTCAAACCACTTGCCAAGTGTTAGGGATGCGTTTGTATTTGCAGTAAGAGATATTGCCTTATCTATTGAAAAAATGTCTAAAAAAGATCAAGATGCATTATTTGCCAATGGTAAGAATTGGGCCAATATAGAAATCATTTATCCAGAAAATAAGAATGTTATTGATTATGACGGCGCTGCAACAATTGTTTTTCACGGAATTTTAAAATATAATGAGGCATGGATACCTTCTGGGATGGTAAAGTCTGGTGGCTCTAGACTATCTACAATTATTAATACTGTTAACAAGGGTATCAAAACTAAATTTGCATTCAAAGGCCCAAATGTTCTTAAAATGCACAAGGTAAAGAATTATACAGCTACTAAATCAAAATATACTAGCTCTTTGAGTCGATTGCAGAATATATATAAACTAAAGGATAGCGATGAGCTATCGTTATGGCATCAACATTATTGGTTAGAATACATACTCGCAGGAGCAAACTCCACAGATTTCATGAACATTACAGACAATGTTGTATATCCTCTTATGAAAAGGTGGGCATTTAGTGATAAATCATACAAGATGACTGAGATTAATAAGCTAAAAGAAGATCATCCAGAGTTTGTAGATTGGGTTAGATCAACTGAAAAAATGGATCACGTTAACATGCTAAAAGCAAATATGCGCCCATTTGAAGAAATTTTCTTTGGCGTAGGAGCAGAAATACTAGCTAATGCCAGTAATTTTCTATCAGTAAGCCCAGACCTTACAGTACAAAAATTAAGATCTGATTTAGACAAAGCTTCAAAGGCAATAAAGGCAAAGAAAGATTTTTCTAATTTAAGTAAGTTACAGACACAACTTAGAAAATTAAAAGCAATGCCAGATATTTCAACGGCTGCACCAACTGAAGGTTTGGTTTTCAAGTATAACGGAAAGGTATATAAGTTTACAGGTTTCTTTGCACCAATTAATCAAATTATAGGTTTACAAAAATTTAGCAGGTAATTATGGCGTATAGTAAAGAATTAAAAAGACAAAACGAAGCATTAGGCGATATATTGGCTGGTCGTGAAACTGAAAAAAGAGTAATGGTTGGCTATGAAGGAAAGAAAGATGTTAAAGGAGGTGAAACACGACAATCAGAACTAACTGATATTATGAAAGATATTCGCATGCCGTGGTTTTGTCCTGAATGTAAAAAAGTAATGAAACATAGAAATGATAATAAAATGTGGACATTATTTAAACATTGTTTTGATTGCCAATTAAATTTTGAACATGTATTACGTGCAACAGGAAAATTTGAACAGTGGGAAGAGGAAAGAATTTTAAGAAATAAAATAGCATTAATTAAAAATGACATTATAGAGCTTACTGATTGGAAACAAAACACAAGTTTTGATATTGTAGAACCTGTGAATGTTGAGACTGGATTTGTGCATATTGAGAAACACGAACTTACAGGAAAAATGGTCAGCGAAGCAGAAAAAGTACTTGATATATTAAATAAAAAATTAAAAGACTTTGTAAACAGGCTAAATGAGATGAAAAATGCCGACTGATAAACAGATAAAAGATAAACTCAGAGAAGAGTATGTAAGATGTGCAGTTGATCCTGTTTACTTTATGAGAGAGTATTGTTATATTCAACATCCTGTAAAAGGTAAGATGAAATTTGATTTATATTCATTTCAAGAGCGCACACTAACAGATTTTAAAAATCATGATTATAATATTATTCTGAAGGCACGCCAACTCGGAATATCAACACTAACTGCAGGATATTCTTTATGGTTGATGAATTTTCATGCTGATAAAAACATACTTGTAATTGCTACAAAACAAGAAGTAGCAAAAAATCTTGTTACAAAAGTTCGTGTTATGCATAAACTAATGCCAGACTGGTTAAAACAAGGTTGTGTAGAAGATAATAAGCTATCATTAAGATACAATAATGGATCTCAAATAAAAGCAATATCTTCAACTAGTGAAGCAGGCCGTTCTGAGGCATTATCACTTTTGATAATGGATGAGGCAGCCTTTATAAAGAACATAGATGAAATATGGGCAGCATCACAGCAAACATTAGCAACTGGTGGTAAGTGTATTGCCCTTTCTACACCAAATGGAATGGGAAATTGGTTTCATAAAACATGGACAGAAGCAGAAGAAGGAATAAACAGCTTCAATTTTATAAAATTACATTGGACAGTACACCCTGAAAGGGGACAAGAGTGGCGAGACGAGCAAAATAAATTATTAGGCTCGGACGTTGCTGCGCAAGAATGTGATTGTGATTTTATTAGTTCAGGTCAGTCTGTAATACCAGCAGCAATCATCAAAGATTATCAGGATAATTCTATATGTGAGCCAATTGAAAAACGATACCATGATGATATGTGGATATGGAAAAATCCAGAGCTCAATAAGAAATATTTAGTATCTGCAGACGTAGCTAGGGGCGATGGATCTGACTTTTCAGCATTTCATGTATTAGATGTTGAAACGCTAGAACAAGTAGCAGAATTTAAGTCTAAAGTTGACACAACAAGATATGCAAATATTCTAATGTCAGTAGGCACAGAGTATAATGATGCAACTTTAGTTGTTGAGAACAATAATGTTGGGTGGGCTGTTCTTCAAGTTTTACTTGATAGGGAATATAGAAATTTATTTTGGATGAAAAGAGACGTTAAATATATAGATTCAAAAACGCAGTATACTAATAAATACAGACGTGAAGAAAAGAATATGATCCCTGGATTTACAACTAGTATGAAAAGCAGGCCATTAGTTATAGACAAGCTTTCGAAATTTGTTAGAGAAAAACAAGTAAAAATAAATTCAATCAGATTGATTGATGAATTGTATGTTTTTATATTTAATAATGGGAGAGCAGAAGCTTTTAAAGGCTATAACGATGACTTAGTCATGAGTATGGCAATAGGGCTCTGGATAAGAGAAACTAGTTTGCGCCTTCATGAAGAGAACATGAGGATAACAAAAGAAACAATGGAAAAAATGGGAGCAAGTTCTGGTGTTTACACAGTTGAAGATGAAGATGATTATGGCTGGCAGCATCGCGTAGGCGACAAAAAAGAATCACTAACTTGGTTAATAGGTAAGTAATATGGCACAACAAGACACATTTTTTGATAGAATACAACGACTTTTTTCGTCAGGCGTTATTGTAAGAAACGTAGGCGGAAAAAAGTTAAAAATTGTAGATACAGATGATATATTTGCAGGATCAAAAACACTTGCGGACAGATATACACGTTTATATTCTGGCCAGAAAGGTGTTGGGTCTTATCATGGGTATAGCGGCGAGTTAGCAAAGGCTCAGCGTATAGCACTATTTCGCGACTATGAGGCAATGGATGATGACCCAATTATATCATCAGCATTAGATGTGTATGCTGATGAATCAACTATGAAGTCTGAATATGGCAATGTCTTAGAGATTAAAGCAAACAACCCTCAAATACATGAAATACTCCACAATTTATTCTATGATATATTAAATATAGAGTTTAATTTATGGCCGTGGATTAGAAATATGTGTAAGTATGGTGATTTCTTTCTCAATTTAGATATAAAAGAAAATTTCGGTATCATAAACGTACGACCACTATCAGCTTATGACGTTTCACGTATTGAAGATTTTAATCCAGAAAATCCATACGAAGTTAAATTTGTTTTAGATGCTACAGACCCACGCAATTTACCTTCAAATGCTAGCAATAATGAATTACAAAATTTTCAAATGGCCCACTTTAGATTATTATCAGATTCTAATTATATTCCTTATGGAAAATCAATGATTGAAGGCGGCAGAAGAGTTTGGAAACAATTAATGTTGATGGAAGATGCTATGCTAATCCACAGGATTATGAGGGCACCTGAAAAGAGAATATTTAAGATTGATATAGGAAATCTTCCACCAAATGAAGTTGATACCTATATGAAAAGAATCATAGATAAGATGAAGAAGGCACCAGTTGTAGATGAAGCAACAGGTGACTACAATTTAAAATATAATATGCAGAATCTTACAGAAGATTTCTACTTACCAGTTCGTGGCGGTGACAGCGGCACAGGTATCGAATCTCTGCCGGGCTTAACATATGAGGCAACTGATGATATTGAATATTTAAAAAATAAGTTGCTATCAGCATTAAAAATTCCAAAAGCATTTTTAGGCTTTGAAGAAAGTATTGGCTCTAAAGCAACATTGGCAGCTGAAGATGTTAGATTTGCTCGTACAATAGAACGAATTCAGAGAATAGTTTTAAGTGAACTAACAAAAATTGCAGTTGTCCACCTATATTCACAAGGATATACAGACGCTGCATTGGTTGACTTTGATTTAATATTAACAAATCCATCTACAATATATGAACAAGAAAGATTAGATCTATGGGAAAGAAAAAATAATATTGCAGAAGCTATGAAACGTGAAGCACTAGTTTCAAAGAAGTGGATCTATGATAATATCTTCAATTTTACAGATGAAGCAGTTTCTGATATCTCAAATCAAGTAATTGATGACAAAAAAGAAACATTTAGACAAAACTCAATAGAAAATGAAGGTAATGATCCTGCAAAGCCTGCACAGGAAGGGCAAATGAAATCTCAAGATGAAGATGCTGATAAAGATGCTGATAAAGATGCTGATGACGAAATGGCACGAGATAAAGAGGATAGAGAAACATACGGAGTTAGAGATATTTTAGGAAAATATGATTATTTACACTCAAATGAGCGGGAAGATAATCCTACAAAACATAAATTTAGAAAAAGTCCACTTGCATTAGCACACTTTGATGCAATGAGAAATCACTTTGATAATAAAGAAACACAATTGTTAAAAGAGGTTAGTGATATGGATGAAGAACTTAACGGAAATGATAAGAAGTAATGTACAAACTTAATTTCTGTATATTTATTAATGAACTCATAATATGCTTAGCTAAGGGTTGAAATGAAACATTCGAAATACAAAAATGGTGGTTTATTATTTGAACTGCTAACAAGACAAATTACAGCAGATGCTTTGAACAATAGTAAGACTTCAATTGCAACAAAGTTAGTTAAAGAACACTTTAAAAAGGCTTCTGAACTAATCAAAGAAGCACGAATTTTTACCATGTTACAGCATCAAAAAGTTGTTAATGAATCAAAAGCAAAACATTTAATTGAAATAACAATTAAAGCTTATCAAAAAAATATAAATCATAAAAATCTTAAAAAAGAAAAGTATGAGCTTATTAAGGCAATAAAAGAACATCTTACACCAGAAGATTTTTTTAGATCTAGAATACCAAATTATAAACTTTTAGCTTCGATTTATAATGTGCTAACAGAGGATATAGACGATCCCATTTCTGCAAGCAAAAGCTACTATACAGTTCTAGAGCACATTTCTTCAGAAAAAATAAAAAAAGAAAATTCAATTTTAGTTGAACTAAAAAGACAAAATAAAGATTTAAGAACATTGGCATATACAATATTAGTAGAAAAGTTCAATAAAAAATATGATTCATTGTCAGCAGAACAAAAAACAGTCTTAAGGGAATATATTAATAGTATATCAAATACAACCGGTTTAAAAGAATTTTTAGATTCACAATTTAAACATGTCTTATATGAGCTTAAAAAATCATACGCTAATATTGATAATAAGATTATTAAAATAAAAATTGCTGAATGTGTTAAGCTACTCTCTGATAACAGAATTGCTACACCAAAAACATCACAAGTATTAAAACTAATGAGATTTTATCAATTAGTTACTGAAGTTAGGAAATGTAATGCAAAGTAAGCAACAAAAGCTTATTGAGCTTATTAAGGGGCTAATCAAAAAAGAACTTCGCGAGATGAGTTCTGCTGCTAGTGCTGGAGGTGAGTATTCAACTCCAAATGCTTTTAAGAAGGGCAATAAAGAAAAAGAAGACGAAGAATTAAAAATGTCTGATGGCATGTCTGTAATAAAGAGCATGGTAAAAGAAGAATTAAGCGAAAATTATTGGCATTATCGTAATGATGATTCAATGACAACAAAGCAAAAATTAGCTGCATCAATGACAAATATTAGGGAAGCATTAATCATGATCGAGCGTTCTGTCAAGTATAATATCAAATTAAAGAATGAAATGAAATTTCAATCCGATAGTTATATGAAAAGAACTAAAAATGCACTTAACAAGATTTCAGAAAAATTAATAAGATTATCAACTAGAGTAAAGGACTTAGTATAATGGATAGAGCACTATTAATCAATGTAATACCTTTTGATGTCACACCAGAAAAAATAAATGAATCAATAAAAGATAATGGTGGAAAATTAATTGTAAAGGGTGTTTTACAAAGAGCTGAATCACGAAATCAAAATGGTAGAGTATATCCAAAAGAGATTTTAGTTCGTGAAGCAACAAAATATGCAGATGAATTTATTAAAGAAAGACGAGCTATGGGTGAGTTAGACCATCCTGACAGCTCAGTCATAAATTTACAAAATGTTTCTCATAATGTATTAGAGATGCATTGGAATGGTAACGATCTTGTAGGTACAGTAGAAGTACTCTCAACACCTGCAGGTAATATTTTAAAAGAACTTTTTAAAAGTGGAATAAAGCTTGGAATTAGTTCTAGGGGACTTGGATCTATAAAGAACGAATCTGCAGGTGACGAAGTACAAGATGATTTTGAATTAATAGGATTTGATTTTGTTTCTAATCCATCAACACATGGCGCATTCCTAAGACCGGTCAATGAATCTGTTAAAAAAGGGAAAATAAATAAGTGGGCAGGTGTTGAATATGCAATTAGAAATATTTTAGCAGGAGAATAATCATGGGAATGGTAAAGCTTAAAGACATTTTAGAAGAAACAATTGGTGGAGTTGTATCACCTAGGGCATTTGATATGGGAATATTTGAAAAAAATCAACCTCGTCCCGGTGATCTACTTAGAATTGCAAAAGAATTAGTAGCAAAAGAAGATGATGAAAAACTAATGACTAAAGAGGATTTAGTTGAAAAGGTTTCTAATTTCGCTTCTTACGGCCCATCTATTTATAAAAAACATAATTTAGCAGAAGTTGCAAATACGCTTGTTGAAATTTCCAAGTCAGCTCAAAAACATGTTGTTGAAGAAACAGCAGATTGGTTTGATAAGGTAACAGTTCAACGTAACATGAATGATCTTCAAAAACAAGCTGGCGGATTTGCTAAAATTGCAAATGAAGCTCAAGCATTACAAGACAGGATGTCTGCATTGTATGAAGATATGGGCGGAATATTAAATAGATATTTTGAAATAAGAGAACTGAACGAAGAGGATTAGATGGCAATACACATCAAGGTTACAGATAATAAGATAGAATACGCACTTAGAAAATTTAAACGTAAAATTAAAGATGCAGGAACGTTACATGAGTTGCAACAACGACAATTTTATTTAAAACCTTCAGCGATAAAACGAGATAGGAATGCTAAAGCAAGATTAAGAGCACAAATCCGTTCAAAAAAAGCTGAACTTTAAATATATTATACAATACTTATATAAAAATAAAATGCACCTACAATCGTTAGGTGTTCCGAATTTAATCAAATCTGATTATAGTTCCCGAATAACTATATAACTCTCTTAGAGGAGATTCGTAATGGATAAACTATTACAAGAAGCAATTGCTGATGCAAAAGCTGTACGCGAAACTGCATTAGCTAATGCTAAAATTGCACTCGAAGAGGCCTTTACTCCACATCTGAAATCAATGCTTTCTAAGAAGCTACAAGCTGAAATAGAAGGCGACGATGAGGAAAAAACCGATGAAGGGTATGCAGACGAAGATGAAGAAGACCCCGTAGATGAAACTATGGATGCTTCTGAAATTGGTGCTGCAGACAATAAGGAACCAGCTGCTGCTGCTAATGAAGCAGACGCACAAGGTCCCGAAGAAGAAGGCGCTCCAGCTGAAGCTGGCATGGAAGACGAAGATGCTGAAGAAACTGATCAACCTATGGGTGAGAATCAGGATGCAGGCATGGAAGACGAAAATGCTGAAGAAGCTGGAATGGAAGATGAAGATGACGATGATCTCGCAGAGGTCTTACGTCAACTTGAACAGGAAATGGGCATGGAAGATGAAGAAGGTGAAGAAGCTCCTATAGAGGCACCTGCTGAAGAAGCAGAAGCTGGTATGGAAGATGAATCTGAGCACGAAATGGCAGCTGAAGAAGCTGGTATGGAAGATGAAGATGATGAAATTGACCTTGATGAAATCATAAAAGCCCTGACTGAAGATGACGATGAAGAAGAGATGGAAGAACAGGAAGAACCTGAAGCTGATCCAACTGCCGAACTCGAAGAGTATAAGCAGACGGTAATGTATTTAAGGGACAAGCTGTCTGAAGTTAACTTGCTTAATGCAAAACTTCTTTACACGAATAAGCTATTCAGAAGTAGAAACGTATCTGAAACACAGAAAATGAAAGTTATTGAACAATTTGACAGAGCTGCTAACGTACGCGAAGTTAAACTTGTTTATACTACATTTGCTGAGTCGATTACACGTAAATCTGTTAATGAATCAGCTAAGCGTATGAGTCAAGCTTCAAAACCTGTAGCATCTACTAAGCCTAAAGCGAGACCGATCATCGGTGAGCAGGTCAATTTCAAGACCCGCATGAAGAAATTAGCTAACATTATTTAATGGAGAAATAACGTGTCATACAAAACACAATTACAATCCGTAATGGGGGGATATAATCCCCATAATGAGCTTCTTGCTTCCTCTCGTAAATTGGTGAACAAATGGGAACCAACTGGCCTTTTAGAAGGACTTAAAAACGACAGCGAAGCATCAGGTATGGCTGTGCTCTTGGAAAACCAAGCAAAGCAGCTAATTGATGAAGCTTCACAAACAGGAACTTCAGCTAACCAAGAACAATGGAGCGGCGTAGCCCTTCCACTAGTTCGTAGGATTTTTGCTGAACTTTCTTCACAGGAATTCGTTTCTGTGCAACCTATGAACCTACCTTCTGGTCTGATTTTTTATCTAGACTTCAAGTATGGTTCAGCACCATCTGGTGGACTAAATCATTCAAGTGGATCTGACATCTACGGTGATACTTCCAGCTCTGGTGACCCAGCTGGCGGCCTTTACGGCTCCGGCAAATGGGCATATTCTGTTAACGATAGTAAAGAAGCTGGTGCAGCATTTGCTACTAGTTCTGTATCTATTGCTGATATTAGAGGCGATGCTAACTTATCCAGTTCTCAAGCAGCTGGTCTTTTAACAAAAGTCGAAGTATCAAGTTCAGCACTTTCCACTCCTGATAACAATGGTGTAAGATCATTTGCTATCTCAGGTTCTGGTACTGCAGAATTAACAGCATATTACCCAGCATTCACATCATATGACTCTTCAGTAGGTGTTATCAGCTTTATTGTTGATTCTGCTCTCGCAGGAACGTCCGGCGCAGGAAACGGAATTGTACCTGGTGTAATTGATGTGCACTATAGCAAACAACCAGCAGATACATCACGTGGTGACTTTGAAGTATCTCACACCGTAGGTGGAGATCCTGAAGAAGCTAATGTTGGTATACCTGAAGTTGACATTCAGATGCGTTCAGTCGCAATCACTGCTAAAACTCGTAAGCTAAAAGCTGTATGGACTCCTGAGATGGCTCAAGATCTTAATGCTTATCATGCTGTCGATGCTGAAGCAGAATTGACTGCT